TTGAATACCACACTATTGCCACCTAGTCGGCTTTAAACAGCCTTACGCTCTCCGCAATTGGGGGAGCTTTTTAATGCCTAGCCTACTGAAAATGCAAGGCAATTGCACTAGGGTCCTCCCCAGCGGCCACGGCCGTGGGTGTATTCGAACCGCACGATGACGCGTGATTACAGCCCGCAGCAAAGTGACAGGCCTGGAAGTATAGCATTCCCTACCCAGTTTTAAACAGTGTCACATTGTTTCTAGCATGTGACAGTAAATGTGACACCAGTGCTGATCACCGTTACCGAGGCTGCGAAAATACTTGGCCTGAAAAGTCGCGGCGGGATCTACCGCAAGATTCAAAGCGGAGAGCTTCCAAGTGAAACCGGCGATAACGGGCCAATGATTGAGCGATCTGGCCTGGAGGAGAAATGGCTGAGCATCACACGCGTGCGGGCGGATTCTCCACCACTCCGCAGCAGCAAAACACGCATTGCGCCAAAGGCTAAACAGCCTGAACCACGAACAGATCTGCCTGATTACAACGAAAGCAGGCGCCGCAGCGAATTTGAAAAAGCCAACCTGCTTGAACTGGACCGGAAACAAAAGGAAGGGTTGCTGCTCCCGCGTCAGGAAGTGGAGCAGGCCCAAGCAGCGGCAATTGGAATCAGCAAAACCTTGCTGCTTGGTGTGCCAAGTAAGGCAAAGCAACGGATCCCGCATCTGACCCTGGAGGAGGTTGAGATCCTGACTGGCCTCGTGCGCGAGGCATTGGAGCAACTAGCCAATTGGGATGGTGAGGCATGAGCCAGCTAATCAAACAGATCCTGGAAGCCTGGCGGCCACCACCAAGGCTAAGCCTGTCGGAATGGGCAGATCGCTATGGCGTGCTGACTGGCGATGCTGCCGAGAAAGGTCGATGGGTGACATTGCCGTACCAACGCGGAATCATGGATGCGTTTACGGATCCAACAGTTGAAACGGTGGTGTGCATGAAGTCTGCTCGTGTTGGATGGACGATGATCCTAGGCCATGTAATTGGGTATTACTCCCACCAAGATCCATGCCCCGTGATGTTTGTTCAGCCAATTGTGGAAGACGCGGAAAATTACTCAAAAGAGCAGATTGCACCGATGTTTAACGATACGCCAGCGTTGCAAGGGCTGATTACAGAATCAAAATCAAAAAACACTGCTACAAACACTATTTTGCTAAAACAACTGACAAATGGTGGAACTATTGACATTGTTGGGGCAAATAGTGGCCGTGCATTTAGGCGTAAATCGAGGCGTGTCGTGCTGTTTGATGAGGCTAGCGCTTATCGTGTAATCAGCGAAGGCGACCCAATCAAGCTTGGACGTAACCGTTCAGATTACTTCTGGAACAGAAAAATAGGGATTGGTAGCACACCAATCCTTAAAGGTTTTGATAAAACCGAAGCATGGTATTTGAAAAGCGATCAGCGACGATACTTTGTGCCGTGCCCATTTTGCGAGCATAAGCAAGTGCTGCGCTGGGGGCAAATGAAATGGGAAAAGGGCAAACCCGAAACAGCAGAGTATGAATGTGAAAATTGTTCAAAGCGGATCCCGCATAGCAAAAAGCGATGGATGGTTGAACGAGGCGAATGGCGAGCAACAGCAGTAGCCGCTGAACCTGGATTAGTCGGATTTCATATCTGGGCCGGGTACAGCTTTAGTCCAAATGCTGAATGGTGCAAGCTGGCCAGGGAATTTTTGGACGTAAAAGGCGACCCTGAGCAACTTCAAACGTTTGTCAACACGATCTTAGGTGAGACATGGGAGGAGGAATATTCCAACCAGATCAGCGCAGAGGGATTGGCTGCTAGACGCGAGGATTACCCCAGTGGTTACGTGCCGGATGGTGCGCTACTGCTGACGGCTGGTGTTGACACGCAAGATGATCGACTGGCCGTTGCGGTCTGGGCGTATGGACGCGGTGAGGAGGCGTGGCACGTATGGAGCCAGGAGATATGGGGCGATCCATCCAAACCAGAGGTATGGCAGCAGTTGGATGCTGTACTTGAGACGGCATGGCCCACGGTGAACGGCGGACATGAGCTAAAGATTGCGCAAATGGCCATTGACTCCGGCGGGCATTACACCCATGAGGTGTATGAATATTGTCGCTTGCGTCAAAGGGAAGGTGTAATTCCAATCAAGGGTTCCAGTATTCGCGGCAAACAGCCAATTGGCAAAGGAACACCAGTTGATATCAATAAAAAGAATGCGCAGATCAAGCGCGGCGTACTGCTTTACACGGTTGGGCACGACACGATCAAAGCAACGCTGTATGGACGATTGCGTCACGAGAAGCCAGGGCCTGGATACATCCATTTTGGATCTGCATCTACAGATGAATTTTTACGCCAGCTCACGCCTTGGAAGGTGCAGATCAAGTACGTCAAAGGCCAAGCAGTGCGCGATTGGGTCAAGCCAGCAAGCGCTAGGGATGAAATGGGCGATTGTACGGTGTATGCCTACGCAGCACTTCAATTACTAGGGCGTCGATACCATGCGGGAACCATGTGGGACAAGCTGAGCGAGCAGTTGACAACCACGCTGCCCAAGCCTGAGGTTGAGGCAAAGCCCGCTAAGGGCCAAAGTAGCTGGCTGCCTAAGACAACTGGTAATTGGTTGGGTCGGTAGCCTGAGCCATGGCCTACACCACTGAGCAACTTGCGGATCTGCGTGCAGCCATTGCCGAAGGTGTGCTTCAGGTGCGCTTTAGCGATGGTCGTCAGCTGATCTATCGCAGTCTTGATGAGATGAAGCGGATTGAGAAAGCAATGGCTGACGAAGTGGAGCAAACCACAACGGTTCCGGTTCGGCGCACATACCTGTCGTTTCAGAGGCCAACCTGATGGGCAAAAAGCGCAAGGCACTTGAGCGTCAATTGTTCATTGAACGTGCAAAGTCATTTGAGGCGGCCAAAGACACCAGGCGCACCGAAGGGTGGTGGACTAGCAGCAGTGGCCCCAACAGCGACCTGCGCCAAGCATGGTGGTGGTTAGTAAAGCGTCACCAGGATCTGGTTGATAACGATGCCTACGCTTCGCGTGCCGTTGGAGTCATCACCAACAACTGGATTGGCGATGGCATTATGTCTACGCCAGTTAATGCCACAAAGCGGTACGGAACGCTGTGGAAACGCTGGTGTGACACACCGGATTCCGATTTTTATGGTGTCCATGATTGGTATGGCAATCAAGCTGTAGGAGCACGCACAACGGCAGTGCGCGGTGCTGTGCTGCTCAGAAAGCGTGTGCTGCCTGAGCTGCTTGATAAACACGGCATCGTTCCATTGCAAGTGCAGATGCTGGAGCCTGATTGGCTTGATTTTAACAAAGATAACGGCGCTGATATTTTATTTGGCCAACAATTTGACAGTTCCGGTCGCCTACAGGGCTATTGGATCCGCAAGCAACATCCCGGCGAAAGCCTGCTAAATACTGGCATTGCAATTCAAAGCGAATTTGTCTCCAAAGATGAGATCAGCCTGCATTTTGATTCTCGTCGCGCCGGCCAACGGATGGGCTTGCCATTTGGCACGGCGGCAATCTTGACCCTGCGCGACATGGGTGATATTCGTGCCGCGCAGCAGATGAAGGACAAGATCAGCTCTTGCTTTTTTGGCGTGTCTACTGATATGGACCCACAAAGCGATCCAGACAAAACCGGAACATTGTTTGATCGCATCGAGCCAGGCGCGATTGAGCACTTGCCACCCGGCCGCGATTTCAAGGCGTTTTCGCCGCCTTCATCGGGTGATTTTGTAAGCACGCATCGGGAGTACGCCCATTCTGTTGCTGCTGCGTATGAAATAACGTATGAGAGCCTGACCGGTGATCTGAGTAACGTCAATTTTTCAAGTTTCCGTGGCGGCTGGCTTGAGTTCAGTCGCCGGATCGCCTACCTGCGCGGCAAGGTGACAATTCCTGGAATGCTGTCACCCGTCTGCCGCTGGCATGACGAGCTGGCGCGGATGAGCGGCCTACTTAAGGGACCAGTGGAGTGGACGCATACGCCACCAAGGCGTGAAATGATTGACCCGACACGCGAGATTCCGGCACTGATTGATGCAGTGCGAGCTGGGATTATGAGCCTTAGCGAGGTGCAGCGGTCATTTGGCTACGTCCCTGAGGAGGTGATTGCTGAGCTTGCACAGGATCTGCAACGAGCACGGCAATCTGGATTGACACTTGGAATTGATGCTGGCCTTGTCAGCAGTACCGGCTTGAGCCAAGCCAAGCCAGCGGATTCGGCATTTGTGGCACCTGCCTAATGTTTCTAGCCTGAAGCCAGCTATCCAAGTGAACATGGTTGGTGTAAAGGT